GGAGCTGCTGCAATTAGCCGGGCGTTTGCTTGTGCTTCCTTCCACCCGTCCGTGGTGCGTGCAATGACGTTATCCTTGGAGTTGATTGCAAAACGCAACCCCGTGCTTTCTCCTGGCGTGCAATCTTCAATTGACCATGGTCCAGGTGTAAAAGTTTCTTGTTTATCGCTCATAATTATATCCTTGTTTGTAATTCTAATTTAAGTTGTTTCTCCTTACATGCACCATGCTTACATGCCCTCGCTCCGCGAGGCCGTGCCACATGCTTTGCACGCTCCCTATCCTCTCTCTGTTTCCGTGCTTTCTCGCCAATCGCAATCAATTCCTGCAAGGCGATTGGAAAGAGTTGTTTTGCGTGTTTCATGCTTGTTTCCTTTTTGCATTAATCAACTTCTCCCTTAGTTCCCTCCGCAACCTGGTGAACGCTAGTTTAGTGCGAATTGCCAAGATTTTCTCATGGTTAAAGGCTAAAATAATTTGCTGTTTAGTGTATCGTTTCATGTTTAATTTCCTTTGATTTTAAGTATTGATTTGATCGCTAACCATGCCCCAATAATGGCATAGGGTAGCAGAATAATTAGGCTAATGTCATAGTGCATTGTAAGTATTTGTTTGGCGTTGTTTGTAGCCTATTTTAGGCCAATGGTATTGATGATTGCAGGATTCCATTTGTAGACCAAACCTACTTCAGAATTGTTTGCCATTTGAACCTTGCAAATCAGAGTCACTCCCAGATTGGATAGATGATGTTTAACTTGTTCTTCTATGCTATCAAACCTATGATCAAATCCTTTAAAGATTCTTTTTGAATTTGGTACGGTTGTTCGATAGGAAACCCGGCTGCCTTTTAATTCAGTAGCTGGATGATATTTTGCAATGACAAGAATCTCCTGATCTATAGGTTTATTACTCATGCTTCTACCCCCCTTAAATCAGCATGGATTTTTTCCCATTCATTTGCAGAATTTGTTTCCTCCAGATAGCGAGGCACTAGGTCAATCAATTCTACCATTCTGCCGGAATCAATTAGCCATATACTAGCTGATATTTTAACAGCGATTTGGCATTTAAGCCAGCGTTTGAAGTCGTAAGACCGAATTATCAATTCATTCATATTTTTTGATTTGGTTTGTTGTTATTTTTGAACCGAAATAGGTTCATGGATTATGCCAAATTTGGCAATGACTACATCAAACTACAAATGGTGTATCTTGTCAACTCAGTAAATTCAAAAACTGCTGAAGCATTGATGAACACTAGCCAAGAAAAATATAAAAAAAATATGCCAAGAAAAGTTTTAAAGCATTTAAAGCTGAATTGAAGCAAATAACCTCTTGCCTCAATTCAGCCCCTTTTCGTTAGGAATAGATTCAATTCGTTAGCAGAATGCAAATGTTTGCAAAACTTTACTATGGCCAGTCAATACAGCTCTTACTGATGGAAATGCATTTTATACCCTACCCTGGAAGGTGTTCCTCTGCACTAACCTTACCTTCTCACCATCATTCCAACCAAACCCTGTACGTGTGTGAGCACGTATGTACGTGTGTGCTCACACACCTGTACGTGTGTGCTCACACACGAGGCAGTTGGGAAAATATGATCGAAGGTTTAGTGAAAATTATGGCCACATTTCTGCCAAATCTTGACCAAGAAATTTCGCTGAAAATCGTTCAAATTTTAGCTCAGAAATCTTGCCAGAATCTTGCCAGAATCTTGCCATGATTTGCATCGAAATCTTGTCTCAAATCTTGTCTCATTAGCGTATCATTTACCGCAAGTAAGATCATGGAATCTTGCCTAAAATCTTGCCCGGAATCATGCCCAAAATATTGTTAGAATTTCGTCGATCAAAGAAAAGCCAACATGGAAATATTATGACGTCATTACGTCAAGTCATGGCATGGTAATCATTGGCAAAATACAAGGGTGCTAGGTAGCAAGATACTAGGGTATTAAGAGCTAGGTTCAAGGGTAGCTAGGGTGCTAGGTAACCAGGTAACCAGGTAGCTAGGTAGCAAGGTAGCAAGGCGGTAAGGGTACTAGGTAGTAAGGGTACTAGGGTACTAGGTAGCAAGGGTGCAAGGTAGCAAGGTAGCTAGGTAGCTAGGTAGCTAGGGTGCAAGGGTGCAAAGGCAGGCTAAAACAGGCTAAGAAGGCATTTCACCCTCCAGGTCGTTTTTTAGCTATACAGGTGTAAAGCAAATGGCATGATTCCAAGCTGGCGATTATCTGCATGTTGCCCCCTAAAAAGAAAAAACTTGACTTTAAAAACCCTCAATCATAGTGTTCATGCACCCCTCGCAATCCCTGCATGAGAAGACGAGCGTGCATTTGAGGTGCATTACACATGTAAAGCAGACCGGGGGGGAGGGGGTCACCCGCGCGTTTCGCGTTTTATTATATATATTATCACCCCCCACATAACTTTTTTTGCAATATTGCCCCTCGCTGGGGGCGTTGTTTGCGCATAGTTGTCACGGGGTCATGCTTCTACCCCCATAGTCTCATGCACGAAGTTCTATGCCCCCTACCCCCTTTTTTAGATTTGCACAGGTTTGTAAATCCGATGTCCTGCATGGATAACAATTTCCTTACATAGGTCGAGGAACTCTTGATCAGTCATCATACCTTTTGCCCGGTTTGCTTCTGGGCATACAATTTGCAGATTATCCATAGAATTATCCCCACCACGAGCTGTGGGAGTTTTATGGTCATATTCATAAGTATCTGGATTGTGAAAGTCTATAGGTCTACCTGTAAGCGCGCATGTAAAGTGGTCACCATATTTGGCATAAACATCTTTATAATTAAACGTCATAGGTCTTTGGAAACGATTGGCTTTATCTGATATTGCTTTGGAGAGCTGCCTTTTTGATTTATTGAGATACCAGGCAGGTTTTGTTTTTGTAGAATGTGGATTAGGATTTTGGAAGGAATATATTTTACCAAGTATTGCTTTATGATTCCGTGGATAGTTTTTACTTTTTTTCTTAGCAAGATCCCGTGTTTTTTTACGCAGAGCGTATGATACAGTTGATTTGGAACATTTTAGTTTTCTTGCAATTTGATTAAAGGACAAACCTTTTTTGCGTAGTTCAATGATTTGTTTATTTAGAGGAGTCATCTGGAGTGATGTCTACAACTTTATCTTCTGATGCTTGTGTGGGTTGTTTTTTAACTTCTTTGGATGCTCCTTTTAGTATGGAGCGTACTTGATCCGGGGACATGTCAGATGAACCCAGGGTTACATTTGCAGAGGCAGTTATGTTTGATGGTCTTCCTGAGACTGTAAGGAATTTGTCCATGAGTACTGCTACTGCATAAGCTAGATTTTGGGGAGGTATTTCATCTAGTTTATTATGAAGTGTGTTTAGGGAGTCTGCCACCATAGTGGATAGCTTGGAATTTACCTGATTGAGGAATTCCTGTTCAGTCATGTCTAAGCGATAGCGCAGAAAATTGGCAACTGACTTACGAAGTTCTGGATCTTGTTTTATTAAGATCTCTGCTTCTTTTTTCCCATTTGATTGTCTGGCTGCAATCTTTGCTGCTGATTTAATTATATTATTTTTTGTCATATCATCACAGAATCCACGTACTGAACTAGGTTTCCTTGCTCTTCTTTTATATGGTCTTGGCATGGTATTTTTACTTTTTTTCAGAAAATACTTGCATTGTCAAGCGTAAGACTACATAAGGCTACAAATGAACGCTGATAGAGGTAGGGAGATATTAAAGAAGGCTTGTATGAACTACACGGAGTTTAGCAAGTTAATGGGCGTTAAGCCTATAACAGTGAGGCTTGCGTTTAGTCAGAAGCGACTGAGCAAGAAGATGGTTACTAAGTTGCTTGAGATGGAAGAACCGCAGAAGGAAGAGGATGAGAAGAGTGAGCGTACTTTGATTAAGGAAGGAATGATTAAGCAGAGTATGGGGGATGTACGCTTGGCCAAGGTATATATGTTACCTGCTAATCCTTATTTGCGATTTATAGAATTTGATGATGGCACACATGGCAAGTTCCGTGCAAAGCCGGGTAGTTTTGGCTTGGGAAGTGTGGTCAAGGTTAAGAGGGAAGATAGAGATATGTACACTTTGGAAGGTAATTATGACAGGAAGGATAGAATATTATGAATAAGTGGAGGCAAATCTTTACAGAGACTAAACTTTCAGAAGAGCCTTACTTATCGAGCAAGTATGTATGTGATGAATGTGATATAGGCTGGGATGATGATGAAGAGGTAAAATGCATTTGTGAGGACGAGGAGGAGGAAGAGTCATAGATGTGGATAATACCCAAAACATTATCAGCTTTCCCACAGCAGAACTAGCATGGAAGACTTTATGGAAGGAATTGAATGCCCAATAAGCACAGCAGAAATGAACGATGCTTGGCACAGATTTTGGAACAAGAATCAATTATCAATCAACGCTCATGGTTCAGTGTATCGAACAACGATACCACGCAAAGAACCATGCAAAGGGAAATTTGACATAAAAAATCATGCAAGCAAGAGAACAATGTTACCACGAATTTAAGAATATGATTCATCGCTGGTCAGAGGAGTCTGATATGGAGGATGAAGAAATTGTTCAGTGTATGGTGGATGCAGCTAAAGAATACTACGACCAAGATGTCATAGAGTTTGAGTTTGATATGGAACTAGACGAGGAGGAAGAAGAATGAATATATATGCCCCCACGGGAGAGAAGTTAGAGAGTTGGCCATTATGGGTGAGGAGATTAACAGATGAGAACATGGTGCTTAAGAGCAGGGTCATTGATTTGGAAAAACAAAATGACGAGCTATCGAAGGAAACAAGTGATCTTAAGAGAAGGTGTTGTGATATTTGGAAGCAACTAACTGAGGAGCAAGCCAGGCAAGCATGAAGTGGATAGACGGAGATGATGAATGGACTATCGAGCAGCAGAAGTTATGGGCAAGAAAATCCCCGTTTGGATGGCAGAGATGTTGGCAATGTGGCAAGCAATGGAAGCAATTTTATGAAGATGCCTGCAAATGTAATGACAAGTGAAAGTACCACCGGGATACAATCCGATTTATTGGAAAAAATACGGGCGAGCGATATCGACATCAGTTGCAAAATTACCGAGGTGCGACTTGCGAAAGCTAGGGCCAACACCCTTGCAATTAAGCCCAGAGGTGTTGGAACGGATACGGAAGGCTGGACAATCAGTGAAAAGGAAATCCCGTGTAACACGCTCGAAGAAGCAATCATCGTAGGGATTGAGATATTAAATCGTGGGTAAGATAACCTATGCAGACGAGATAGACGCACGCTTTGGCGTGCCTTGGACAGATGACTTTAAGTATGATAGAGGAGAGTTAAAGTGTGCGTTATCAGATGAGGAGATAGACAAGCTTGCAGTACAAGATCCTGTACGTGCCGAAACACTTACACGCTTGCTCCTTGACCAACCAAACAGCGAGAAGGAAGATCCAATCGGATGGGGTTGGACTCTTCCTGGGTGGCGTAGAGTCATGGAGAATTGGAAGGATACAAAGATACATGTCTGCCTTGGTGGTAACAGATCGTCAAAAACCACCTTCGCATCTCGCTTGCTTGTCCATTTGGCACAGAACATACCCGAAGCAGAGATACGTTCTTTGCATGTCAGTGAGGAAAGAAGTATAAGTGATTCCCAGCGTTATATATGGGACTCCCTTCCGGCAAGGTACAAGAGAAGCAAGAAGAAGAGTGAGAATCATAGTCTGCAATACACACAGAAGAATGGATTTAATGCAGGCAA